CATAGACAGTTGCTTTTCTTCACAAGGTGATTCTTTCCTATCCTTATCAGGATTCTCAGAATTTACCATTTTGGCAAGATCTTCCTTTGCCTTCTTATAGGTTCCTTCAGGATCCATGGCGATAGGACGCTTGGCACCAGTCTTTGCTCTAACAAGGTTTCTGGCAACATTCATGAAAGCATATCTTTCACGTCTATCCTCTTCTTCCTCAGTGAGTTGCTCACCTTCTGGTTCAAAAGAATTTTTATGATACTTACTATAATCATCAATCTGAGGAAGGCGTTTTCCCTTATTTGCCCTACCCTGCTGCTCAACTTCTGAAGCACTCATTCCAGTCTTTGCCATCTTTGCTTTACCGCCACCAGCGCCAAAGTCTGTCAGTTTACCATCATCACCTTTGGAGTATGGTGTTTTGGGTGTAGGTTTTTTAGTTTGGGTTACCGAAACGCCAGAGGGTTTAGCGAAGGGGGATTGACTGCGCCTTTGATTTATTTGTCCTGGTGATGGAACACCTCTACTATTGTTATAGGCATCAGAGGCATCTTTAAATTTTTTCTTCAAACCACTAAACCATTCACCTTCTTCAATAGTTTCGCCTTCTATCTGATGACTCGCCATCAGAGGTGCTCTACCAGCTTGAGGATTAGTGCCGTCCTGAGGCATTACAGTTACCTGCTTAAGTTTCATAGCAATTTTATCAGGAAGAACGTCAATCTCTCTGGCGTTCTGACCTTCGGTGCTAGTGGTTCCAGTGGCACCATCAGTAATAAACTCTTCAGGTATGGGTGCTGCCATCATTTTTTTATCTGCCGCCTGTTGAACTTGTTTCCTTTTTATATTAGAAGGCAATTCGTCTAGGCGTTGATTCAAAGATTTCCTAGCTTCAAGTGCTCCTTTGGATGCGTAGATACCAGGAGCAGTCTTTACCATATTGGTATCATTTTCATAATCCACTCCTGCCTTCTGTCTAAGATCTTTAATCCCTTTGATCGCTCCACCTGAAGCCTCAAGTTTCTTCATCCCTGCTTCAGCTCTTGCTCTAATAAGATCTCGTTTTTCAGCGTTAAGATCACTCATAGACTGTTCAGACATCTCCTTCTTACCTTTCTTCTTGGCGATTGCCTTACCAACTGCCTTGCGACGGTTCATCAGATAATCGTCGGTCTTATCCTTGTCACCATCATTATCAACATCACCATCTTCTTTACCAACTGGGTCAAGTTTTGCTTCCTTGACATCCTTCTTCTTCTCACCACCACCCATGGCAGCAGCAGTCTGTTCTCCCTTCTTTCTCTCACCCTCGTATGCTTCACCGTGCTCGGTCATCTCAACTTTGAGACCCTTTGCTCTCAGTTTAGAGATCTTCTCACGAGTCGCAAATCTAACATAAGACTTCTCACTCTTAGGATCAAATACTCTGACCTTATATTTTCTTTCTGGTTCTTCAGCAAGTTCTTGCTCATATGGAAGTTCAATAGGAGACTCTTCCTTCTTGATACCTTCTACGAAAACTTTGTGATAAGCATTAGCAAAATTCTTTTCTGCCCAATCAACACTGGTGACCATATACTGCTCAGATACACCACCACCCTGCTTACCAAACAGTTTCTCTCTGACAGCAGTCTTTTCTTGAGGACTCAGATTACTGTTTGCCATATACTCAGAGTATGCTTTTCTGAGATCAACATCTTCTCTTCTAGCACGATAGCGAATATCATAAACCGCTTGACGAATTCTTTTAGCAGAATTCTCTTGAGGTGTTCCACCTTTCGCTTCTGCCTTCTTATCAGGAGATTTGGATCCAACAGCAGGAGCATTCTTTCTTGCTGGAAGTTCCTCAGAAATATTAGTAGTCATTAGAAGATGTTACTGGCTTACTTTTTCCTATATTTATTTATGAATTTATATCCTGTAAGACGAGCGACATATTGAAGGTGAGCATCAGTTCCTACAAGTCTTTGATCGGCAGGAACACCAGAGGGTCCAGGATAATTTACAACTTTTTCAAAAACATTTTTAATCCAAGGTTTAAACATCGCATCATCTTCAGTCACACAAATGAGATAGTTAGCACCACGACGCATGATTTCACCTTCTTGGTTACTCTCAATACATCTGATCATATCACCAATCGCAAAGATTTCTTTGTTGATATACTTCTCTCTCAACTCCCTTTCATATCCAGTAGTCCCAAAATCAAACGAAGATTTGATGGGAGCGTATGTAGTATGAGAAAGTTTTTTCTCATGTGGAGTTTGAGGTCTATCCTGCTCTCCGACTTTCTGACCTTTGTTGTAAAACTCTAAACCATTACCTACAGTTTTAGCAACAAACTCACCATTTTTATACCAACTTCCCCTATTTTTGTCATCACCTCTTGTAAGTCCCAGTCTTGCCGCCTGGAACTCGGCGTTGTTCTTCAAAGCAGAAAAGGTTTTCATTATTTTTTTAATTCTAAACTAATTACGTTCTTATTGGAAGTAATATAACGAAGAACATCGTCTCGTATCTTTATGTATTTATCCTTTGACTTCCCCTTACATCCATGAGATTTTTTAGTCAATGTACCATACACATAGGCAACGAAGTCTTTATACTCCGTCCCCTGATAATCTTTAATAAGAAAACTTATATAATCACTCATAAAATTAAAGGGGTCTGAAATTCAAACCCCACGATCTTTTACTATTTATCCATCAAGTTCAGCACATTCACCATCAATATAAACGGTTCCTGGAGGACAGTCATTTTGACATTCAACTTCTTCTTTTTCAAGTTGTTCGTCAATATCTACGATAACATTACGAATATCAACAACACGTTCGGGAACTGATATAGGATCGTATGTGTAGATTTTAGTGTCAATGAATAATGCTTGACGGACTGCTGCTGCTTGGCGAGCATCCATCGTGACAGTGACTTTTTTCATCGGTCACCAACTTCACGGTTTTCAGAATAGTATACATCAAATTGACCACCGGGATAACGCTTCTCCAGTTTCTTCACGTTAATAGCAACCACTTCATCAAAAGAGACTCCAAGTGCCATACACGCTTGTGCAGCATACCACATCAAATCTCCAAGTTCAATAATAAGATGTTCTTTATTGTCTTCGTTCCAGGGTTTACCTTGAAAGATAAGTTTCTTGATGATTTCAAGAAACTCTCCACCTTCAGCATTGATCCCAACACCAGCAGTCAGAAGGCGTTCAATATTTGCTCCCTTTTCATCCAGTTCAACTAGACGATCTGCAAGGGCAACAAAATCTGTAGATTGGTCTGAGGTAACAGCATCTACAAACTTCTGATACTTTTCAAAATCAACATGCTTTGCCATTAGAATTTAAATCCCTCAAATGATTTTTTAGGTTTGTCCTCTTCAGGATTATACTCCTCTTCTTGTCCTGAGTCAAGTATATTATCTTGTGCTGTCTGTTCACAATCATAAAGACGCATCTTGGCACGATCAATACCAACTATAAATCGTTTGAAGATACTAATATCATTGTAACGATTCTTCAATTGCTTCACCATTATCTGACCAAGTTGTTCGAGTTCCTCAGTTGAAATAAGGGCAAACATAAGATCAGCAGTAGCAGGGAGACCAAAGGACTCAGAAGTGTCAGTAATGTCAACGTCAGAGCTACCATAACCAGAACGAGTGGTCTGGGTGGCAGATACGATAGGGACCTTGGTTTCGACAGCCAACCCTCTAAGTTCTTCTGCAATAGCTTTAATATATGAATATGAATTGATAGAGCCACCTTGGCGATATCTGCTGGAAGCACATATATTAAGGTAATCAATGAAAATAATATCAGGTCTAAATGACTTCTTAAGTGCAAGTTCATTAAGAAGTGCTTTAAAGTGTCCACTGTGTGCACTCGCAGTAGGGTACTCCTTAATTATAAGAGTGCCTTGTGTTTTTTTAGCAAGATTTGTTACTTTGTTTTCAAACGTTGACTTTGGTAAGTCAGTCAAATCTTGGATAGGAACATTCAGGAGGTTTGCGTCAATTCGTTCAGCAATTTTTTCTTCTGCCATCTCCATTGTAATATAGAGAACGTTCCTCCCTTGGAGCAACACGGAGCTAGCAACATGGCACATGAATAAAGACTTGCCGACACCTGTACCAGCAAGCGCGATGTTAAGAGTCTTATTAGGTAAGCCGCCTTTCGTGATTTTGTTAAAGTATTCAAGATCAAATGGGATCTTGTCCTCTTTCTTGTGATAGAACTCATACCTTTCTTCGTAATTTTGTAAGTAGTCATGTCCAATATTATTGTCAAACGAGACTGCCAGTGCATCAGAAAGAATACTAGGAATAGCATCCCGATTCTTTTTCTCATCTTGCCCATCAGCAATGCTGATTGATTCCATCAAGGCAAGATAAATGGCACGGTCACGACACCACTTTTCAGTAGTATCTAGCAACCATTGATGATCCACTGGAGCATCAGTCAGTTCTGAAGTCAGGTTTCTAGTTTCTCTGACTTCTCCTTCATTGAGATCTGTGCGACTTTCAATCTCAATACACAATGCCTCTATTGAAATAGCAGAACCATAATTCACAATAAATGAAGCAATCTCTTCAAATATGACCTTATCAGAGCGTTGCTCAAAATAATCAGGTTGAATGAATGGAATTACTTTCCGAGAGTACTCTTCATTGAAAACA